ACGGACGAAATTCATCAACCTCTTCCTCGACCTTTGCGCGGGTGTCCCTCTTCGTACTTGTTGTGCCCCTCGGGCGGCCTCACCAGCACGCGGCGAGCTTTCTTCTTCCCGCACTTCTTGCAGCGTGCCGGCTGCTTGGCGTCCATCGCCTGGAACGCCTCAAACGTGTGGCCGCAGACGCTACACGCCAGGTCATACAGTGGCATCTTTGGGAGTCTCCGGCTCTGCCTGCTGGCGTTCCACGACCACAATGTTCTTCATGTTGCGCACTCGAACTGGATTGCCGAAGCTGCTGTAGCCTCCGATGTACTCCGGCGTCACCTGCATAGCGGTCATCTTGTTCAAGCCCATCTGCGAGCCGCGCCGCCACGGGTAAACGATCAGGTCGCCGGGGCGGATTTCGCGGCCTAAGAAGTCGGTCGGGTTCATGCTGTCCTTTCGATGGAGATAGAAATGTGGTGCGACCGTCGATCAACGCGCCCCGCACCGTGGGCCGATTCCAACCCGGTAAGGAGGGTCTGGTTGCTTGACGGGCTTCAGACGGCGCACCCGCCCGATGTCGCCTGGGCGATGTCTTCGGGATTGAGCGATTCGTAGAACTGGTAGTCTGCCGGCGGTTGGTAGTCGTCGGGCGGGAACTCACGGGCGTAACGCTCGGACTTCTTCAGCGCGATCTCGTCTCGTGCCGCCCGGAAGTTCGCCACATGGTTCATGCGGGTCCACAGTTCTTTGCCGGGCAGCAGGCCCTCTTGCACCATGCCGCGGAACTCCGGCCAGAACTTGGGGTGAATCTGATGGCGTCGGAGGATTGCATTCAGTTGTCGGATGGTCATGGGTCGGCTCCCGTTGCTGGCGTTGTGATTTCCCTCTACCGTCTATGACGAGATGCCGGTTGGAATCTGGACTCGGAATCTGGCTGCCGACGAATCGCTTGCAGCGCAGAGCGGCGTGAGCGTGCGGGTTCCGATGTTGACGGCTGTGCCGACGAAGACAACCACGCCTTGGGACGCTCTGCTCAGAAGTGCCAACCGAAGGACGTGCCATCGCAGGGCTGTACGCCCAGATCGGCGTAGGTTTCCCATGCCATGAAGGCCACGCGGTCCCAGATGCAGGGCCGCTTGGGCGGCCGTTTCTGGCTCGGGTCCAGGGCCTCGAAACGCGCGAGACGCTCCGCGGGCGTCGTGGTTTCATAGGCTCGGCGCACGGCTAGCTCGGCCGCGTGCTGCCGGAGATCGGCCAATTCCTCGGCGGTCGGTTGTTTCCTGGTGCGGCTCATGCTGACCATCGCCCTTCCGAAAGTGGCCTCAGACCGTGTTCCTTGGCGATCTCGGCGCAATAGGTGGAGTTCAGTTCCACGGACACGGTGTTTCTCTTGATGCGTTTACACACGCGAATCACGGTGCCGGTCCCCGAGAACAGGTCGAGCACGTCGTCACCCTCTCGCGTGCTCAACTTGATGGCTCGCTCAACCAGCGCCTCGGGATGCTGGGTCGGATGCCACACCCGCCGCTCCTTGGCATTGCCCACGATGCGCGGGAACTCGGTCCATGCGTCCAGGGGCACCCTCCCGCCCGCCGCAGCCCTTTTGTCGCCGTGCAACTGCCGCCAAGACGCCACCTTGATCTGTTCCGGGTAGAGCGGCGCGTCTTTGCGGCGGAGGCGGAGGATGGGCCGATGCCCTGGGCCGCAATCCGAGTTGCGGTTCTGCCCGAAGGTGAACGTCCAAACGAAAGGCTTGACCTCCAGGTCCGGGCGTTCGGCGACGTAGTGGTAGACCCAATGCTTGACAGCCAAGTCCCAGATGGCGTTGTAGCTCAGCCAGGTCACGCCGCAGTGCGGAATCGCGGACTCCAAGACCTTTCCCAGCCAGTCCAGGTAGCCATCGCGCGGCCGTTCTTTGTAGCCGTTGTGACTCAGGCCAATGGCGTCGGGCGGGTCCATGAAGCAGCACGCGAAGTGCGGCAAGGACGGGAGCACGTCGAGACACTCGGCGTTCATCAGGGTGTGCATGGATCAGTTGCCTCGATGGTGTTCCAGCCTGCGCTTGACGACAACGTAGGTGCCGATCCAGCCGCCGATGATGTAGGCCGTTACGGCGACAAAACACCTTTCGACGATCAGGACCGTCGAAACGACGGTGCAGAGGTAGAGCAGGGCGCTGAAGTTGGCGGCCATCAGCGGCTTCTTGCTGGTCACGGCATCGACACAGACGGTCCACACGATGTCCATGAGGAAGCCGGAGACAAATGCAAACGTCACGACGAGCAACCACGGCATAGATCACTTCCCCTTTGCGTAGCGTTCCAGGCTGTCGAGGACGAGCCAGCCAAGCTGAGCCAGAAAGCTGCCAGCGAACCCGCAAACGAGCCACAGGAGCGGGTTCCAGCTAACGACCGGGCCGAGAGCCAGGCCACACCAGAAGCCGGCGCATTGGTAGCAGTCCATGATCCGGGCAAGGAGCGGGCAGCGTGGCTCCATCCAACGATGGACCGGCTCGCTGATCTCGGCGTCCACGACGATGTGCGTCAGGCCGATCACGGCCAGGATGAAGAGGACCAGATTCATTCGCAGTCCGATTGGGTTTGGTCTGTCGCGTCCCGGCAACGAACCAACGAAAGCGTGACGGTTGGGATCAGTTCGCCGGGCAGTAGTTCATCGTCGTCCTTGACGTATTCCAGGTTGACGGCGCAATCGCCGAGGTCGCGCCGATCCATGACCTGGGCCAGCTTGGCGAAGGCGTCGGCCACCTGCTCGCCGCTCATCGCCGAGGTCTTGATTCGTTCGAGTAGAAACGCTGGAATGGGCATGGATCAGTGAAAGAAGCTGGGCCGCGTGACATCGTTGAACCAGGCGTCGAGAGTCGAGCCGCTGGACATGAGCCCCACGCTCATCTCTTCCAGGACCGCACAACGGGCGTCGCTATCCTCGCGGCTCAGGGTCGAGAAAACATGCCCGCTGGTAATGGCCTGCCAGCAGGTCGCCACTTTCTGGGCAAGCATCTGCTGGTAGTCGCCCTTGACCCGGCCGCGATGGCGGGCGTAGCGGAGCGTCGGAGGATTGCCTGGCTTCGCGCAAAGCTCCTCGATCCCGAGCACCGTGTTCTCGTCGCCGATCCTCTCGCCCAGGAGCCATCCGTAGAGGCAAAGCTGGTCGGCGTACTCGTCATTGCAGAACTCCATGTAGCCGGAGTTGATCGTCAGGCCCCGGAAGTCCATCGCCTTGTACATGGCGTGCTCCTTGCCCTGGCTCCGGCTCGGCTTCTCCGACTTGAAGCCGTCCAGGCAGACGGCGTATCCCTTGGACGGTGAGGCTCCGTACTTGGAGCAATACCCTCGGACCTTCCAGTCGTAGATGCACGGGATGCGGCCTTGGCCCAAGTCCAGCACAAAGCGGCAATCCGGTTTGCCGGTGAAGGGGACGCCCTCGATCAGTCCGTCCACCTTGAACTCAAATCGCGGCGGTTCGACGGATTGCTGCAACTGTCGCAGGAGATCGTCGTAGGCACCGCAGAACTTGTAAGCCTTGAAGACGTGCTTGCCGGCCTTGAGGGCGAAGTCGCGGTTGGGCGGTTCAACCTGACTCTCGAAGATCGCCGAGAACTCGAATTGCGGCGACATGGCCCGGCCGTAAAGGTGCCAGTTCAACTGGGCCTTGACGTAGGCGTCGAACGCGCTGCCCACCGCGGCCGGCTGCTCTTGGGGAAGCCGGGGCGCGGCGTGCTCGGCGAGGTAGCGGATGTAGAACTCGTCCTGGTCCTTGTACCAGAGGGACATCGACGAGTAGCTGAGGGACTTCGGAATTCGCATGGTTAGACGGCTCACGCTCGCTTGCCGAACGGAATCTGGTGCCAGATTCGTTCGTGGTAATAGAAGAGGACCAACTTCACGAGGAAGCAGACGGCGGTGAACGCGACGCAACTGGTCAGGTCGCCGAACCATCCGTAGGCGAGCCCGCCGCACACAAGGTTCGAGAAGGTCTCCCACGAGACGGCCTTGACGAAGGACCGGGTGGGCGTGCTCGGGTCAGGTGTCATTTCCTTACCCTCCGCACCGGCTTGCTGCGGACGCCGTGATTGGCGGACTCGGCACAGTTCTCACCCATCCAGTTGAAGAAGTACCACCGGTTGAGCCGGTCGATCACGGGGTCGTGGGCGATGTGCCGCAGATAGGTCTTCACCTCCTCCCAGGTCGAGAAGATCATCTCGAAGGGGAGCGTGCCGAACAGCCAATCAGGCGTCTGTTCAATGCCCTGCTCGATTCGCACCAGCGCCGGCTTCTTCATCCGGTTGCCCCAGTACAGTTCCTCATAGGTGCCGCACGCATGGACGTGCAGATCGAGGTTGACGACGAGGAAGTCGCAAATATCGACCATCCGCAAATCGACCGGGCGAATTTGCTTCATCTGGTTGCGAACGAACTCGAAGTCGCCGGCCCGTTTCGCTTTGTGGCGCAGCGCGCGGTTTTCCAGGTCTTCCACACCGATGTCGATGGGCTTCCGAGTCGGGTCGAGCCAGAGAATCTTCAAGTCTCTCAGGCTTTCGATCAGGTCTTGACGCCAGCCCACGCCGCCGTCCGTCACCCGGTCCATCGCGCCGCAGAGGTAGCCGCGATTCAGGGCGAGTCGGTTCATTTTGGTTTTCCTCACGGCAGCAACTCCCTGTAGACGGACGCGCCGATGCGCGTGCAGCCGAGATCGAGGTAGAGGCAGGCGTCGGCGTAGGTCTTGATGCCCCCGCTGGCCTTGATCTGGACCCCGCGGCCCAGTTCTCTGATGGTCCGCCGCATGATTGCGACAGCCTCGGGCGTCGCCCCGCCGGGACCGAATCCCGTGGAGGTTTTCACGAAATCCACCCCCTCGCGGACGCACATCTCGCAGAGTTGCATGATCTGGCTCTCGTCCAGGCAATAGGTCTCCAGGATCGCCTTGACGAGGACGCCCTGCCTGTGGGCGACACGGACAACGCCGTCGATGCCCAGACGGTCGAACGGCGGTTCATCGAGGGAGCAGGTGCCGTCGAGGAAGTAGCTGTAGTTGCACACCACGTCCAATTCGGTTGCGCCGTTGACAATGGCTTGGCGGGCCTCGTACTGCTTGACCTCCGGCGTCGTCGTGCCGTGCGGAAAGCCGATGACCGCGCATACGCGGTCGGTGTACTGTCTGGCCAGACGCACGTTGCAGGGGGCCACGCAAACGGCGGCGAGGTTCTCCTCCTTGACGATGCGGGCCGCTGCGATCACGTCGCCGGTGGCGGCGGTGGGCTTCAAGACGGCCAAGTCCAGGGCCGCGGCAATCTGCTCTTTGGTGTAGTTCAAAGTGCGCTCTCGGGGAGGAAGTAGTGTGGGCGAACGCCAGCGACATTGAAGACCACGATTTCGGCGTGAAACTCGACGCCGGGGAACGTGTCCAGCGGCAGGGCAATGATCGAACTGACCTTTGCCCTGCAATCCCGCATCCAGCGCCACCGGGCACTCTTGCGCCGCTGATTCAGGCGGAATCCCATCGGCGTGAAGAGCACGGCCGGGATCGTTTCGCCAAACAAGGCGAAGGTGTGAGACAAGAACACTTCGGGATACAACCGCTTTCCATCGCACCCGTTGAACGGCGGGTTGCAGAGAATCAGGTCGGGGCGTTCCAGACGCTCGGTGTTTTCGTACCGGCCGCGGTGGAATTCGTGGCAACGGGGCCGACGATTCACAATGTCGCAACCGATGATGCGGCAGCCTGCGTCGTACCAAGGGTCGGTTAGCCGCCCCGTGCCGATGGCGGGGTCCAACACGGTTGCCGCCTTGGTTCGATTCAGCAGTTCAAACAGGAATCGAGCCACGCCAGGCGGCGTATAAACGTCGCTCCGTTTGGGCCGGGCACGGTAGTCGTTGCGTTTGACGGTCAACGGGCTAGGCATATCGAACCTTCAACTTCATTCCCAAAGGCGTCCCAACCGGCTCGGCGAGTGCGTGCGAACATCTCCAGGTAAGGGCCGGGAGATGCCGACTCGACGAGCCGGTAGAACTCGTCGGGTTTCTCGCTGTGTCGGCCTCGTGGCCAGGTAAACCAGGTTCCCCCGGTCGGGCCGAACGGGTTGCCGTGGCGCGGACCCTTGCGGCAGACCAGGACGTGCTCGCTGTTGCACTGGAAGCGGCCGACGCCCAGACCGGGCTTGGCCCAGGTCAGCATGTTCCACGGCTCGAAGCCCCAGGCCCTCGCCACCTCGTAGCCCCAATCGACGTGCTGATTCACCACCCACAGCCATAGATGGGCTTGCTTGGCGGCCGGCACGGGCACGGCTGCAATCTCCCGAACGCTCATGGTCCGATACCGTCGCTGCGGTCCCGCCTTGCACGACGGGTGCCCGGCGTTGAGCGTCGGCGTCCAGGGCGGATCGGCGACGATGGTTCGGTAATTACCGGCGGAAGGCATGGCTTAGTTCTTGGAGTCGCTTTTCGCGGGCGTTGATATGGCCATGCCCGAAGTACGGCCAGTAGTCGTGGAGGGCCTCGTGCGCGAGCACGACGGCCGTGTCTTCGGGCGTGAACTCGACGAGGAGGCAGGTATCAAGCGTTACGCCCGGACACCAGGGGCAATTGCATCCGATGGTTTTGCCAGACTTGCCGCCGGGGTTAATCACCGGCCCCGTGAGTGGCATGAACATGACGTTCCATGCGCCGACCTTGTGGTAGCGTCGAATGGTGTAGTCCAGGACGCCCTGCAAATCGGGGTCGTCGCAGAAGGTCCGCATCCGTCTCAGATGGGAAATACAGCGGTCGAGATACTGCTGCTCGGCTGCATGGTGTCCGGTGAAGCCGTAGTACGCGCCCCCGATGTACGGGATGCTGAGTTGCACCACGACTGCGCAGAGGACTACCCGGAGCGTCAGCTTCATCCAGTAGCGTTGGTTTGTCGTCATCGGCGCGCACCGCGAAACAGTTGGCTGATAGGAGGTTGAACGAACTAGCCGCTACTTCAGTCAGTCGAAGCCGTCAGAAGGCACCCTTTGCCTTGGCGATGATGGCGGCCAGGGCCACAATGCCGCAGACGGTGATGATGGCCACCGGCGCGTCGCAAGTCATGGTGACGACGACCGCGCCGGCCAGGAGCGAGATTATCAACGTGACGATTCCGCCCATGTTATTCGCCTTTCATGCGCTTGATGGTTTGCACGTAGTAGGTTTCGCAGTTGCGGCACAAACGGCAAAGCGAGCCTTCAAGGCTGCCGCAGTAGGATACAAGGCGGTTGTCGCCATACTGATCCAAGACCCAGCGGATGAAGGGCGGAGTCGGGCACCAATAGGAGTTGATGTGTCGCACCCGCCACTCGTAGCACTGTCCGCCCACCGCCTGGAGCACCTCGGCCGGGACTTGCGGCTCGGCGTCGTAGTAGGCCATGAAGGTCAAGACGACCGGCACCTGATAGGACGTGTACCAAGCCACGCCGTCCTGGACCCAATGGAGATTGGTGCTGGACACTCGCAGGCGGGCGAACATCAGGTTGCGCGGCGCTCCATTGCGGAACGGCCAGATCGGCTGTCCCACCGGCTCCTCTTCCCTCGGGTTGGCGGTCAAGACCACGGGGCCGGGGAAGTCGAACTTGGGGATCGACGTGTTGAAGAAAAGGCGGGGATAGTGTGCCGTGGAGGCAATGACGTATTCCCGCTGGTTGTTGCTGTCGTTGCCGCAGTTGACCCGCACGATGCCGTCCCGCACTTCTTCGACGCTGGGGAAGTGGGGACGATCAATAGGCACGTAAAAAGCGCCGGGCCGGTTGTAGAAACACTGATTGCACCCAATCGGGCACGGACCGGCCTGCGGAATGCAATCGAACAGGTTGCTCTCGGCTTGCTTTGGATTGCGTTTCATACGCTAGCCTCCCGGCAGTCGTCGTGTTTCAAGTGGTGTCGCAGGTGTTTTGATCCTTGACGCTCATCACGCTGCCTCGGCCATGAGCGCGGCATAGTCGAACTTGCTGCCCAGGGCGTCCTCGATGGAAATGGTCTCATCGCTGGCCGCGACCCTCGCGTTGTTGAACAGGAAGATTCTCTTCGGAACGCGGGCCTCGCCGCGGACGAATCGGTGTCCCAACTCGGTGACGCGCCAGTGGCCGACGTACTCTGGGTGCGGCTCCAACAGGCCCCAATGGCGGAGATAGTTGTAGTCACCGTTGATGTTGAACCGCTCGTTGACCGGGAACTTGGAGACGTGCAGCCACTCCAAGCCGGGGTTTGCCAGGAAATGCTTGTGCAAGGCGATCAGCACCAGGGCCATGCTGGTGTGGATGCTGCGTGCGTATTCCTTCACGTACTGCCCACAGCACGGGCACGCGCAGCCTTTCTTGCGGTGTTCGGCGACAAAACCGATGGCCTCCGCCACAGTCGTTCCGGCGAAAGTTGGCTCGTTCATTCTGTGTCCCTCCGTCGCCAGTACCTTGCTTCTTTGGGCACTTGGCCGTCGGACAGTTCTCTGAACTTGAAGCTCACGATCTGGCTCTTCTTGAAGTGCTTTCCTTCAACCCAGTAGGGGGCGTCGATGCCGGGGTTGCTGGCGGCCCAATCGCGGGCCATCGGATCGGCGAACTCCCGCTCGGCGTCGGTCAGGCCGGACAACTCCAACCGTTTGCCCTGGTAGTCCACGATCAGGGCACCGATCTTGCCCAGGAGCCGACTGCCTTTGCTGGTCTCTCGGCCGCTGGTGAAGCCCACGACGCGGGCCTCGGCGTCTTGGAAGGGCTTGTACTTGAGGATGGACCCGTGGCGTTTTGGCGTCCAAACGGACTCGGGATTGCGAATCACCACGCCCTCGCCGCCCCGGTCCAACACCCGTTGCAGGTACTCTTCCACCTGATCGCTGGCCGCTGCGGGAATGTCGATCAGCTTCGTCTGGGGATGGAGGTAGCAGACCGAGGCGTCGGTGTTTTCAAGGGCCTCGCTGAGCACGGTCACTTCCTTGCCGAACGGCTGACCGGGTTGCAGGAAGCGGAAGTCGTCGCCGAGGCATCGTTTCGGGATGGGAAGGCCCGCGAAACGCTCGCCCCTTTGGAAAAGTCGCTGCCGGACCCACTGTTCGACGGTCAGGTAATCGACGTTGCAGACCATGTTGGCGTTCTTGATCTGCCCGGTGCCAAAGACGCAGGCGAGGGGTGGGCTGGAGTAGACGGCGAAGACGATCTTGTCGAATCGCTCGTCGGGCGTGTCGCCGCCGCAGATCGACCGGCAGAGTTGGAAGTTGCCGCGACCGGCCCACAGTTCGCCGTCCAGGGGGCAGCAGGGAAGTTGGCTGAGCCACCAGTCGGGGGCCATGATGGGGTTGCCGTAACGGCTCCATAGCCCCGTGGCGACCGCCTTGATCTTGGCCTTCTTCTGGCCCGTCTTCGGGTCGATGATCGAGGCCCAGGGCACCTGCTCTGTGGGCATCCCGCGGCTGATGCCGCCGTCCCAGAAACAGCGGGTGCCATCCAGTTTTTCCGAGATGAACCAACCGGCCACGTCATGCTTTCGCGGATCGTACCGGTCAGCCAGTTGTAGAAACTCGCGTCGTCCCATCATTGCACCTGTGCCAAAAGCAGGGATCGGAGCGTCAATTCCACGTCTGCCGCCCGTCGAGTGCGGATGCGGCGCTCGATGGCCAAGGGCCGGCTGTAGGTCACGAGGCCCGGCCACCACGCGGCCCGCTCCACCCAGTCCAACGGGATGAATTCGATGACGTGCATGATCTGCTCAAAAGACGTGTCACTTGCCCTCTACCTGCTATGACGGAAACCGCGCCGATTTCTGGAGTGCCGCCGCCAGCTTTTCCGAAAGGAAGTCGCGCGGGTCCGCGGGCCAGTTGTCGTTCCAGGGCCTCGGCACGAGGATCGCGTGTCCGCAAAGCGCCTCGAATCGCTCTGTGTTCTCGCGGTAGTCGTCGATCAGGAGCGAATCAGGGCGGGCCAGCAGATGCTTCCGGGGCGTGATGGCGTACTGACGGTGCATCCACCGAGGGAAATGATCGTGAATCCACTCCAACTTGCCGGCCAAGCACTCGGGGTCTTTCGTCGGCGAGGTGGCGATGCAGACGTTTTCACGCCCTACGGCATCGGCGCACGTTTCCAAGAGCCACCCGAAGAACGGCGACTCGGGCACGTTGACCCAGACGGAACGTGGGACCGACGCCCAGAGGATTGCGGGCGTGTAGAGCGGTTGGCCCAGCATCGCGTTGGCGGCGTCGGCAATGTTGAATCCGTGCTCGCGCGGATAGCGCCCGTAATCGCTCGGGCTGATGCCGCAGCCGACCGAGTGGAGCACAAACGGCGCGAGCGTATTACACACGTCATCGAGATCGAGGAAGATGCGCCGGATCATGCGTCGCGCAGGGCCTCCAACTTGCGCACGACCCTGCCTTCAAGGCGTCTTCCCATTCGATGTACGGACATCCGCGACATTCCCAGGGCGGCTGAAATCTCGGCCAGCGTGTGACCGGATTTCCGCATGGCGACGAACCTCTTCTCCTCCTGGCTGGTGCAACACGTCTCGATCACATCGCGGGTCTCGAACTCCTCCTCGTGGGAAGGCATTTCCAATCGCTCGCACCGCTTGTTGATGACTCCGGGGACCGTGAGTTCCTCGCCCTCCGCCCGCGCTCGGTCCTTGGAGGTATGGGGCACGCGAATGGTGCTTTCGTCTTCGATCAGTTCGCCGAACTTGCGGTAGATCGCGCTTCCCATGTGGTCAGTCGGGTTCCAGTTCTCCGGCTTCTTAATCCGGCACCCTCTCGCCATCTGGTTGACCGCTCTCACCAGGCCGACGCACCCGGCGCTCACCAAGTCGTCACGAAGATGTGCGAGGTAAGGGAAACATCGAAGGAAGGATTCCACCTTCGAGATCACCAGCGGCACGTTGCCGGTAATCATCTCGTCGCGGGCCGCCTCGTCGCCGGCCGCAACGCGACGGTACAATTCCGCGTTCTCGTCGGCCGTTCTGGTCTTGCTCTTGGTTTTGCGGTGCAGGGCAGCCACAAAGGCCGCGTTGTAGCGATTACTCACAGATTCGTTCTCCAATGGTGTCGATTCGCCAGGCGCAGCGGGTGTAGAACTGATGGGCCTCGCAGGCGAGGCGGGAGTAGTCGTAGACGTAGCCCTTGGGGTCGTAGATGCGGCCGTGGTCGTAAGCGACCGTGTGGCCGTGGCGCACGCCGGTGCCGTCAATCACGCCGCGACTGGCCCGGATCGTCTCCTCGAATCGCCGCCAGTTGTTGTCCGGGTAGAGCACGGTCCTGCGAAAAGGGCCGACCTCGGTGGGTTGGAGGACGGGGAACAGTTCCACCGGCGTGACTGCCAAGCCGCGCGATAAGGCGATTTGGATTAGCTCTTGAACGTGGAAGCACCGCCGGCAAAGCGGTTCCGGCAGATTGGGAAAGACGATCTCGCTGCCGTCGTGACCGACGGCAGCAAGCAGGTCGGCCACGGGCATGTCCAAGGCCATCGCAAAGGCCAAAGGCATACACATCCACGGCTCGGGGCGTTGTTGCAGGTCCATAGGCGCAGGGTTTCTCCGCAGTTGACGGTGTGGGCGGATTGAGGAGGCGAGCTACCAGCCTTCGCGGTCTAGCTCGTCCAGTAGGGCGTCGATGTCAGGAACCTGACCCCAAGACGCCTTCCAGTAGTCGCGCCAGTTGGGCGGCGCGAATAGCTTGTCGTATTCGGCCTGCGTGGCGGCCGTGAGTATCCAGATGCCGATGCCGAAGGCTTCCCACACGGGCCACTTCAGTTTTTGGGCCTTGGTGAAGCTGTAGTTCTTCCCCGGCCGTTTCACGTCGATCCATCGCTGGCCCCATTTGGGATGCGCGATGAACAGGTCCGGCACGCCCATCTGGAAGGCGTTGCCGATCATCCGCTCCACATGCCAGCCGCGCACCTTGAGGTAGGCAATCAAGGCTTGCTGGATGTGCCATTCCTGGCTGTGCTTGGGCCGGCAGATGTCACCCATTACTTCATCATCTCCGGCGCTCTGATCTTGATGGTGCCGCTTTTCTTCTCGGCCCAGTTCGCCATTTCTTCGTTCCAGTCCATGCCAATCAGCGGCACGTAGCGGCGGAAATACTCGACCGAATCGCGGACGACCTGCGTGACGCCCGAAACCATGTCCGGCCGGGTGACGCACATGATCTCATCGTGGATATTCATGGGGGCGACGTGCCAATCGTTGACGCCGACCGGCTGCAAGTCCCAAATCTTCCGCTGGACGTACTTGGTGATTTCCGCACCGGGCGACTGGATTTCGTGGTTCGCAGCGGCCCGCATGTTGGCCGCCTGCATTGAGAAGGCCGCGCCGTAAAGGGCTGAGGCAACTGCGCCGCCGGCCGTTTGCACGCGGTCGCGGCGGACGACCTTGACCTTGCAGTCCTTCCAGTGCTTGGGCGGGTTGCGGGCCAGGTCGAAGATCGCCCGCGCGATGCGGTTCTCCAGCGTGAAGTAGCGGCGGAAACCGAGCATCGTCTCGGCGTAATCGACCGGCTCCTTCCAAACGACCTTGGTGCCGATGCCGGCCGGCTGGGTCATGGAGCAGAACGAGTCGGCCACCCGCTTGCGCCACTTCTTGACGCCCGTAAAACGGCTGCCAAAGCTCTCGATGGCCCGCTTAGCGACCTCCTCGCTGATCCCCAGGCGGTTGACCAAGGTGCTGTGGTCGCCGCCGTAGAGCATCGTGCCGAAGAAGCCCTGCTTGCCCTTGGTGTACATATCGTTGGTCGTACTGCCGTCGCTCGCCTTGACCTCCTCATAGGTCGTGCCAGGGAAGATCGCCATGCCGAAGAGGGCGTGAATCTTCCGGCCGGCGACTAGCTCGGCGCGAAGGGCCTCGTCGTTGCACACGGCGTCGGCAATCGTCACCTCGAACGATGCGAAGTCGCCGCCGCAGAGCAGGTAGTCGCCCCAGGCCAACGGGAACATCTGGCGGACTTCCTTGGTGTGCTTGATCCCTTGGGCGTTGAGGCCGTCCGCCCCGGCCATGCGGGAGGAGAGAGCACCGATCACCACAAATGACGCATGAAACTTGCCGGCCCGAAGCAGTTTCTCGTATAGCTCGATCTCTTTGGCGGCGAACTTGACGGCGAGGATCTCCTTGGCGCGGACGGCGGCCGGATGCTGGCCGAGCTTCAGCAACCCGGTGCCCCCGCAACGGGGACACTGCGGATCGTCGCCCTCGCACCTGCCGCACGGTTCCGGCTCACCGACGTAACACGCGCCCTTGCATTCCGGGCAGGCATTCGTTTCCAGGCAGCCTTTGCCCTGGCACTTCGGGCACAACTGGCCCACGCCCCATTTGCTGATCGCTTCGAGGTTAGCCTTCTTCGTGGACTCGTCGAGAATCAGATGCTCGGTGCCGTCCATCGCAGCGGTGACGTAGGCCCGGACCTCGCCCGGCTTGTTGATGTTGACCGGGCTGGCCGCAACGGTCGCCTCCGCCTTCGCCTTCAGGGCCGCGATTCCTTCGCGGTGAATCGTAAAGCCATGCCAGCGGACGGCCGCTACCATGCAGGTCAGCGTGGAGTCATTGTCCCCCGGCTCCGGGCAGCCAAAGTGCTTGTCCAGCGCCCGCGTATAAACGATGTCGTCGCTCGCATACTCGCGGGCGTCCTCGCGGGTCGCCCAGTGATGGATGAATTGCCGGATTACGCCGGGCCAAGCGTACTTCGTGACCCGCTTGTCCCCCTCGCCGTCTGTCTCGATGGCCCAGCCCTTCTCGGGACTCGACACGGCCAGGGCCGTGGGCGCATAGCCCAATTCGTAAGGCCGCCAGGCGGGCGGCGGTTCCACGTCCTTGTAGTGGTACTTGGGCTTGAGCTTCAGGGCGTGCTCGGCCAGGAATTTCAGCCCGCCCGCCGGGTTGAACTTCAAGACGACATCCTTGAACTCGGTGTCCAGGTCGCCAAAGGAGTCGTGACGGTCGAACACCTGCCACTTCGGCGCTTCGGGGTCGGCCGACCGTGCGAAGTAGATGTTGTCAAACTGGACGCGGGCCTCCAACTCGCGGGCCAAGGCGTAAGCCAGCGCCGTCGGAACCCGCTTGATGCGGACATCCTCGCGGGCCATGAGCGACTGGTACGGGCCTTTGCGACTGTGGAGCATCAGGTCCAGTGCCGCCACTGGCTTGATGCACGGGCCGTCTTGCCCCCGCGGCTCCAGCATGGCGATCTCGTCGATGTGCTCCTCGGGAATCCAATCCGGGTCGCAGAGACGGAAGACCGTGTAGATTTTGCAGATGTGGAACCAGTCGAAGGAGAGGTTGAATCCGACAACCGTGTGCTGGCTTACCCATTCGATGAGCGCAAGCGTCTCGCGGATCGGCCGCCGCCAGACCTCGTAGAGGACCACGGGGCCGTCCTCCACGGCATACTGCAAGAGCACCATGACGCTGTGCAGCCCGCAGGTTTCCGTGTCGAGGTAGAGCTTTGGTGGGTGGTTGCTCACTTCAGAAGACCTCGTAGGACCAACGCCGACCGTCATCGTGCCTGCCGCTCACGCCCGCGGCCGTCACCGGCTGCGTGCGGTAGATGCCATTGCGGAAGCGGATTTCCAGAGCCCAACCCTTGCCGATCCACCACGGCCTCTGCGTTGCCGGACTCGACCAAGGGAAGCTATGCAGGATTTGCCCCACGGTGGCTGTCCGCAGTCGAGGATCGCTCGAACTGATCTCCACGACGCCGTGAACCGGGTACATGACCCGCATTTCGTACAGATAGGGGTCCGCTTCCAAGAGGATCGTCGTCTCGGCTTTCAGCCTTCGTAGGTCGATTCCCGGCTCAAGGGGTTTCATCGTCAGCGCGCTCATTCGATTCCTCGCTACCAGCTATGACGGAATTCCGCGCGCTTTCTGGAGCCGTCGTTTCGATGTCTTTGAGCAACTCCCTGTCGGCAATCGAGCCGGCACACCAGGCGGCCACGCGGGTCGGCAGGCCGACGATGCCGGCGGCCAGCATCCGTTCGATCATGCGATTGATCTCGCCGACCCGACGGCTTCCGTGGCGGCGTTTATACGTCTTGGCGAGCCCCGGCAGAAACCTGCCTTTGCCCCGCTCTCGCGCCGCGATGATTTCCTCAGCAGCCGCGATTTGCTCGTCGGCTCTTTCCAGCCCCGCGAGCATTTCCAGATTCGTTTGCGACAGCAGCCCGGCCGCCGCCTTCTGCTGGATCGGCTCCGGCATCTGCAACAGGCGCACGCGGAGCCAGACCCAGTGCGTTGATTGCTTTAGCTCGCGGGCGGCCTCCCGCACGCTGGCACCCTCGGGATAGAGTTTCTGCACCGCGCGGGCCTCCTCCAGGACGTTCAGGCTCTTGCGTTGCAGGTTCTCCATCAGGTTCAACATCCGGGCTTCATGGTCGCTCAAGCCCTCGCAGAGGTAGGCCGGTATCTCGGTCCATCGCAAGAACTCGGCCACGGCCTGGAATCGCCGGTGCCCGACGATCAATCGGTACTCGAACCCGGCAACGCCGCTCCAGGGCTGCACGGCGACGGGGCAGATCAGCCGCCCGGCCTCGACGATGCTGTCGGCTAGTTCCCGGACGGATTGCAGCGTGAACTCGCCCCGGCAGTTGAAGACGGCATCGTAGTAGATGGCCGCCACCGGGATGGAATACGCCTGGTACTGTTCCAGCAGCTTCATCAGATTGATCGCAACGCATGGGAGAAGAGGGCGGGCCGGTTGGTCGGCAGCCATTCCCAGACTGCCGTGCGGCCGTCCTCGTCGATTCGCGCAAAGGTGTCGCGGGTTCTCGCCCAAGTGCCGGTGTTGAAGTGGTAGTTGCCAATTTGGCCTGGCTCGTGGGTGTGCCCGTAGACCACTACGTCGGCCCCGGCCTGCTTGCGGTAGGCTTCCACGCCGTCGAGCATCTCGTCCATGCGGCCGCGCTGAAGCGTCATCTTTCGCCACAGGGTCAAGGCCCCTTCGAGCGTGCCGACGAACTCGTCTTCCACGACATGATGGCTCGTGGAGAACGGCCCGCGGTTGCGGTCCTCCAGCAGCCCGGAAATGATCGCTGTGATCTCGCCGGTGCCGGGGTTTGCGTCGCGGCAATAGGGGTCGGATTCGTGTCCGTGGAGGAAGGCGAACCGCCGACCGCCGATGGTCGATTGGAACGCCCTGGTCATTGCCGGTAGTTCAAGGCCGCTCAAGCGGATTTCGCTGTCGATGAAGCCGATCAGTGCGTTGTCGTGGTTGCCGACGATCCACAGGGCTCCATTGGGTCGAAGTTGCGTCAATCGGGCCAGCAAGTCCTGATAGGCGCGGATCGACCGGCTCAGGTTGGCCTGCCACCAGTCGAACAGGTCGCCCAGGACATAAAGCTGGCCGCCTTCGGCTTCCACGTAGTCCAGGAATTTGTGGAAGCGCGCCTCGCGGCCCTCCACGGCGAAATTGTCGCGGTAGCCACGGTCGCACAGATGCAGGTCGCTGATGCAGAAGATAGGCATTAGTTTTTCACCAGGAGGATGGAAGGGGCTATCGTCGCCGGACCTCGCTGAGAACCTCCAAGCCGTCGCCGAGGCAGAAGTGCAACTCGTCGTAGCTGGCCAGGACGATTTGCCCCAAGGGGAAGACGACACGCGCCGTGTCGCCTTCGCGCTGGATCATTTCCTCCGTGACGTTCCACTTTTCGATGCACTCGCCGTCCCGGTGGTGCTCGATAGTGCATGTGGTCATAGGCGTCTCGCAGGTTTACAGATGGACCGGCTTACCGGTGCGGCGTGCGATGGCGAGGGCCTGCTGGATAGCCTTCTTCTTGGCGGCCTCACGGCTTGCCGCGTTGCCGGGCGTGTAGACGTACTTGGCACCCGTGGTGCCGTACTGAAATGCCGGCTTGCCGTTCTTGGTTGTGCGGTGTAGAGGCATGATTCGCTCCCTGTCAGGACTTCAGCGGTCCAACATCGCGTCCACCGTCGATCAAGTACCGCTTCGGGCCGTTCTTTTCGTTCTCATGCCGCAGTTTGCAGTTCATCCGCCAGGTGATGCCGTGCTTCGGATTGACGCCGTGGAGCCACTGCGACGGTTCCCGGTAGCCGGACAGGGCGTTGTACGCGAAAGCATCGGTGCCCACCCAAGAGCCGTTCACGAGCAGTTCGCCGTCAACGTCGGATAGCACACTGGCGGCGTGGTGGTGGCCGACGCAGAAATACCGGCAGCGCTCCGCACCGGCCGCCGCGCCCAGGGCGATGAGGCCCTTTTGCCGGCGGACCATGCCGTACCAGGGGATGCCCAGGTTGGAGCGAACGTCGTCACCGTGGCTTACGTTGAAGCCGACGCCGTTGATATTGACGTTGGCACTCCAGGCATCGGGGATGGTGAAGTGGACGTTGCCCAAGTCGCGGCAATGGAGCCGGGCCACTTCTCCCACGAGGTAATCCCAGTTGTCGTGGGCACCCAAGTAATCCTTCTTGGGAGTACGGCGGCCGTGGTTGCCGGCCAGGTAGAGGACGTTGACCTGCTCGAAGTGGGCGGCCAGGTCACGGTACATCAGGGCGTGGAGTTGGCCGATGGCCAGGCAGTTCTTGAACTGGTTGCGGTAGTAGGACCGCTCGCACGCCCGGTGAATCTCGCCGCTGGTGTAGTCGCCATAGGCCAAGACCCACAAAACTGGAAAGGCAAACTTGGGGGCCAAGGTGTCGTGGCACCATTCAACCACCGTGTCCACGTAGCGCTCGGCCCGGCAGCACGAGACGGGGAAGTTGTAGCCTTCCAGGCCGCCGACCTCCTCCGGTCGCACCACCTGATCGTGGTGGCCGTCGGAAAGGTGCATTACGACGTGCTCGACGATCTCCGCCTTGCGGCGGAACTCGACCGCCTGCGGAAGGGGCGCAAATGGCTTGATGCGCTGCTCCATCTCCGCGACGACCGCCTTGAACAGGCCGGCGATCTTCGCCCCGGCCTTGACCTTCTGCCGCTCGCGGTTCCGCTCTTCGGTCAAGTGGACGATCTCGGCCTCCAATTCCAAGACCCGCTTGTCGGTCGGATCGTAGTCGGGAATCGTCTTGTGCTGGCCGCCGGCTCGCTTGGGCATCGGCGATTCTCCGCCGGGCCATTGCACGTCCTTGTGGACGCGGCCGGTGGCGATGTCCGAAATGATGGAACGGCTGACCTTGAATCGCTTAGCGATGTCCGGCTGCGTCACGCCATCCGTGATGGCCTGCTTGATCTTCTCAACCTTCTTCTTGGTCAGCTTCATAGTGTTTGCTCGTGTCAGTCGATAGCTGAGGCTTGTCGCGTCGGGATAGAGAGAGGCCGGGTGGCGCTGCCCCTCGCCACCCGGCTCAAGTGCTGTCGGTCACAAGAGGCGGGATTGGGGCAGGGAGAGAGAACGGCCTCAAGAGGACCGACGGCCCGCGCGGTTGAACAGTCGTTCGACCCACATTACAGCGTTGTCGAAATTGAACGGCGGTTTGAAGGCGGCCGGCTCGTCGGGACCAGCGGCGGGAGTGCGGTCGCCGCCGGGCGACTGGCCGGCGTCTTCCACGGGGATCGCCTCGATCTCCTGCAAGCTGGGCATCGGCACCGTGGGGTCGATGGCCCATTCGATCTTCGACGCCTTGGCCCAACCGTGGATGCGGCGGATGGGCACGATAAAGTTGAAGCCCTGCAACTGCGTCACGCCCTGGGTCAACATGCCGATGTACAGGCCGCTGTCTTTCAGGTACATGCCGCCGCCCGAGGAGCCGGGGAACGAAACGGTCGTGACCTGATCGAAGACCTTGACGTTGGCACCCTTCATCGGCAGCGTCCGGCCTACCTGGGAGAGCACGCCGGTGGTGTAGCTATTGGCCCCGAACTGCCCCAGGAGACTGCCGCAGTGACTCAGATCGACGCCGATGGGCGGGATGTAGTTCGGGTCTTTGTGAAACTTGGCGCAGACGTTCAGCGGATACGCCCCTTTGCAGCGAACCATGAGCACGGCCAAGTCCTCGCCGTAGTCGGCGTCGCTGACCTTGATGATCTTGCAGTCGTACTTGACCTCGCCCACCCGGCGGCCGTCTTGTTGCCGCTCCTGGACAATCTCGGCATCCTTGTACTCGACAAGGATGCGCGAGGTGCCCTGCGGCGTCACGACCGTCCGCGTGGTCCGCAGGCCATCGACGACGTGGGCGGCCGTCCAAATGAAGCTCACGGTGTCGTCGCCCACTTGGCGGGTAACGAGGGTGCCGGAGCCTTGGGCGCGGCCCGCCTTGATGGTGACGCTCACACTCTGCAAATCATCCGGGACACCGGCGAGCGCCGGAGCCGCGGTCAGAGAGATCAGGGTCAGGACCAACAGCACGTACTTCATCGCTGCAACTCCACGGGGTTAGATTGTGCTCACGGATCAATTCAAGATGTCGTTTCTTCCACCAGCACTTCGCCTTCCTCGCCAGCATCCGTCCAATCGACGCCTTCGAGGATTTCGCCCATCGTCATTAGCTCCAGCTTTCGGTTGGCGCGGATCACGTCCAACACGCGGCGGTCGCTGGGCAGGTGGATCAGGTCCACGATGGTGCATCCCAGGTTTTCATCCATGCCCTTGCGGTGGATGCGGTCCTCGGACTGGACCCGAAATTCCGGCTTCCAACTGTTGGACCAGTACACCGCCATGCGGGCCTCCACCAGCGTCAGGCTCATGCCGCCCGACTCGGGGTTGGCCACGAAGGCAACCTTGGCGTGGCCTTCGAGATTGGCCCAGTAATCCAGGGGCTCCTCCTCGGTCGCCAACGTGCCCTCCGGGCTATCACTTTTGGCGTGGAAGACCTGGAAGTTGCCCTGGTCGCACCGCACTACGTCCCACTTGTCCTTCAGGCACAGTCGCACGATGCGGTCCACCGAGCCGGTGAAGCCGGCGAAAATCACCAGCCGCCCGACTTCCTCGTTCTCGTCCAAGAGCATCTTCAGGGCGGCGTCCTTCGGGCAGGGAACCTCCCGCGCGACGCGAACCATCCTCGGAACTTCTCGCTTGCCGCCGCACGCCGGGCAGGCAACCGTCTGCTTGACGAGCCGAGCCTTCAAGTCCGGGTCCAGTAGGTCGATGGCCTGGTACGTGGCCTCGGGATCGTCCGGGTCCACCCACTCCGCCACCGTGCCGTCCGTGCAGTGCGTGCATTTCGCCACGCCATCCTGTTGCTCGCGGTACTGGAATCCGTCGCTCAGTTCCCGCAGCAAGGTCATGCCCGTGACGGCGTTGGGGGCCGCCTGGACCAAGGCTTCAGCCACGCGCAAAGTGCTTGCGGCCGGCTTGCAGACGATCTTCCGGTATCGCTTCTCGGGCAGTTGCAAGCAGTCCTTCTTGTGCTTGATGACCACCAGCCCCTTGAGCCGCTGGTAGAGATAGGCAACTTCATTGGTGCTGGGGGCGAACTTGTGGTAGTCATCCGGGTCCGTCGCGCCGTCCAACTCGTGTGGCCCTTCCTCGAAGGTCTCCCCACACTCCGCGCACTTACGCTCGTCGTCCTTCCAGCCGATCCGCTTCTTGAACTTGCCGGCGTCGAACTGCTGCTCGACCATGAACGCCAGCCGCTCTTCCATCGCCCGGCGGCTGCCCTCCTTGAGGAAGCCGGGCCAGGCGATCTCGCACTGGCTCCACCAGTCGCAGGGCGTCTTCGGGGACGGCGTGCCCGACATCTCGATCACGTAGCCGTCAAGGCCGTGCTTCTCGCGGATCAAGTCGGCGAGCTTCTGGCAGGCTTTCGCGCGCTGTGACGTGTCGGTCTTGCACCGGCTCGATTCATCGGCCACGAAGAATCGGGGAAGTCTCTGCGAGCTGTCCCACTCGTCCATCACGCGGACGAGTCCTTCGTAGGTGAAGAACTCAATCCGTATGCGGTCGAAGGGAAAGCCCCATAGCTTGAACTCGCGCTTGATGTTCGGGATGCTGGTCTTCGGTCCCGCCCACCACACCAGATCGACGCCCGACTTCTCAATCACCATTTGGGCGGCGAGGGTCTTGCCGGTGCCCATTTCGGCACCGAATATCTGGTAGCAGTAGGTCAGGCCCGCGTCGGCCATGTCCGCCTGGTGCGGCATGAGCTTTTGCGGCACGCCGCCGCGTGCGAGCGTCCGGTACTCGTGACGCACCAGCGGCCGGTCGAACCAGGCGTAGACATCCTCGCCGCGCAGATAGCCGATCTGGAACCGATTGCGCTGGCAGTCCTCCACGGACCACACCTTCACGCGGGCGTACTCGCCCTCGTCATCGTAGCCGTGGAAGCGCGCACCGCGCATGGCCTTGATCTCGGACATCAGCCCATAGCGGGTCTTCGTCCCGACCTTGCCATCCCAGAAGTAGATGCGGCCATCCTTGCGTTCCAGCAAGACCGGCACTCGGATGCGTGTGCCGCTGGATGTTTGGGCCTCGATCTTTACGGCTTCAAGCGACATGCAATCTCCCTCGGGCGATTTCGCAGTTGTGCTCGGTCAACTCGACGCCGATGCACGGGCGGCCGAGTCGCTTGGCGGCCAGGAGCGTGGTGCCGCTGCCGGCGAACGGGTCGAGAATCACGCCTCCACTGGGCGTGGAGAGCAGCGTCAGCAGGTATTCCATGAGCGCCAAAGGCTTCACCGTCGGATGGTCGTTGCCTGGACCTCGCTCTTTGCGCGTCGCCTTGGCGCAATAGAAGAACCGGCTCGCACCGCCCGAGTCGCCGTAGCTCACCTGCACGTCGCCCGCCCTGCCAAGTCCGCCGTGATAGCCGTCGCCGGCTTTCGTGCGGACGCAGTTGGTGCCGCTGGTGAGCGTGCCGGTTTGTGCATCGAGTCGCACCGCTGCCTCGTCATCCAGCAGCAAGTTCGCCGGCCATCGTCCGCACTCCGATCCGCCCACGGGCGAGCGGTTCGTGCTGGCCCAGCCGGCATCCGTCAGGCTGTCGCCGCGCGTGCGTACCGTGCTTTCGGTGCCGATCCGGCAGGCGTCGATGTTCATGCCAGCTACGCCCCAGGCGAGGGCGTTGTGGGCAATCGTGCCGTCCAGCGGCTTCATCGCCAGGACGATGGGCTCCCACGCCGGCTTGAGAGCCATCGCCCAGCCGGTCCATTTCGCGGCCTCGGGCGTGGCTGGTGCCGTTATCTGCGCGGCCCGGAGCCGAGCATCCGTGCCAGGGGCATGAAGTCCGTTTCCGCCGCCGTAGCACCCGTTTCCCTTGCCTTCGCGCAGATGGTAGCCGGGGCGGTCGAGCTTGTCGCCGATCACTTGGCGCGCCGCGCCTTGCGATTTGTCGATCAGCTTGCCGATGTCGCCGCACTTAGGCATCCCCTGCCCATAGAGCCACATCAAGGCGTCTCGGATTTCCCATCCGGCGTCCTCGATTGCGCAAGTCAACCTGTGGTAGGTCCGCGTGCCGCCGAACGCCAACAGCACTGCCCCCGGCTTGGACACTCGCGCGACGGTTCGCCAATACTCGGGTCCGGGAACTTCGTGGTCCCAGTCCTTCTCCATGAAGCCGATCCCGTAGGGTGGGTCTGTGACCACGAAGTCCACCGACGCCTCGGGCAACGTCGGCAGCACCTCGCGGAGATCGCCGCAGTACAGGCTCAGGTTGTCTTGCTCGAAGAAAGGCCGCATAGTAAGAGAAAGCCCGAAAGATGCGATAGTCGTCTACACGATATGACGTAAGCTCCGCGCGAATCTGGAGTGTTACCGGCCCCTTTTGTCTTCCAAGAGCAGGAAGGTCTGATCTGTTTGGGTGCGGGGTGTGAAGTCGCCCCAGACGTTCAGGCCGGCAGCCGTGAAGAGGCCATAGAGCTTGTTGAAGCAGTGCCGCACGGGCGTCGGGGCGGCTTTGCCGCATCCCGAAACGACCGCATCCCGCCATTGGGAGAGGGTTCCCGTGAGGACCGCCGCCTGCACGCCCCGCACAATTGTCTCGACCACTACAAACGGCATCCCCGCCAATTGCAGAATTTCCAGCATGTCCCGTTCATCCGCCCCAATGAAGGCGCTGAACGCGACGTGCTTCAGCAGGTGAGGGGACAGCCCGACCGGTGCCCGCTCGTCGCGCATCGCGGCCAAGCAGCTTAGGAACCGCTCGGCGTCCGACAACTCCCGGCGGCAGGCGTCCGAAGAGGCAGCCGGCGACCGACCGAGCACCTTATGGCTCAGGCCGATGAAGGTGCGGAAGTCGATGGACGGCACTTGAATGAGCACAGCGTCGGGCAACATGGTCCTGATAAGCTCCGCCTGCTGGAATCCCCTTCACCGGCAAGGCCGATTGAGGCTGAGGCCAGGTGGAAAAGAGGTGGAAGCCGAGGGCGGTCGCTGATGCCGCCCTCGGCCCGAAGAAGAGATCACCGGGCGCGGGCCGGCTTGCTGTCCCGGACCTTCTCGACACCGTTGTCCTTGATCGTGAGGAACTTGCTGATTTCCCGCACGATCACGTCGTCGGACGGAAGCCGAGTGAACGGCGTGGAGCACATCACGACCACGGGGACGTGCCAGGTGCCCTTGCGGTTCTCGGCCACCTTGACCTTCAAGGTGACGGGGATCGGCCCGTGGGGCTTCAGGTCGCCGACCGGATTACCGGCCGCCGCCTTGGCGTTGATGTCCGCTTGCGTGAGCGGCAGGAAGGGGAAGAGCTTCTTGGCCTCGATGCGGCTTGACTTGTTGCCGCAGAAGAACTCCAGAAAGCGGCCCGTCGAGCGTTCGTACACCAGGAAGCTGGGGCCGTACTGGCAGTGGGAATCGGCCTCGGTGGACTTGGCCGCGATCCGCTTGAACTCCTCGGATTCCATGTCGTAGGAGATCACGAGGGCCTCCATGTCGGTCATGTCGATGGCCTTGGGACGGCGGGCCAGCGGGAGCACGTCCACGGACGGCCCCAAGTCGATGATCTCTTCGTCGGACTCCGGGACGCCGTAGTGGCCTTGGGGAATGAGGCCCTTCATGTTGGCCTTCGACTTCGTGTAAAGCTGGATGCGGCCGATGTAGTCGCCACCCTTGGCCAGTTCCGCGAACTGGTCGTCGGTGCCGATCTGGGTGGAGGGAAGCTGGTCGAGGTTGATGGGAACCAAGGCGGTGTCGGACATAGTTGTTCTTTCGATTCTGGTTCGGGTTTCGGGGTTAGGGTTCGCGTTTCAGGTTTCGAGAAGGTCTGTCACTCGTTGTCGTCACATAGCTCTGTCCTCCGTTCCAATAGCGTCTCGCGGGTTCGCGCCGCGACTCTCTCTCGTTGTTGGCGGATGCTCTCCTCGTCGAGGTTCAGCGCCCACCCTAGCGCCAGATACCAGCCATCCACGGCTGTTTGGCTTCCGGCCTTCGTCAGCGCCAAGCCCCCACGTTCGTGCTCGCGGTACTCGGCGAGCACCTCCTTCAAGGGCCGCAGGTGGGGAACCGGCTCAAAATCCTTGCAGAAGTCGTGCAGCTTCCCTTGGCGGGCTGCCTCTTGAATCTGCTTGAGCAGCCGAGCCGCCACGGGGACGAACTCCTGCGCCACGGCCGTCTTTGCCAGCGCCGCCAGTTGGTTCTGATGGGCGCGCGGCAGCTTGGCGAGCATGTAGGCTGACTTGAGCGGTATCTCACCTCGCTCCACGGCCTTCTGGATGTCCGGCCGCAGAATGAGCAGCCGAAGCTGGTCGGCGATCCAATCCACGCTCTTGTGGATCAAGTTGCTCACGTCGGCCAAGGTCGCGTCTCTTCCGTTGCGGGCGGCGAGGGCATCCATGATCCTCTTGATCTGCCGGGCGTATTCCACCGCCGTCGTCTCGGGCCGCAGGGCATTGGCCTGAATCTGAATCGCCAGTACGTCGTCGTCCGTGAGACCGTGTTTCACGATGCAGGGCAGCGCCGGCAGCCGTAATTCCGTAGCGGCCGAGTAGCGATAGAGGCCGTCCACGACCTCATAACAGCCCGGCCGCCGCACGGACGGCCGCACACAGATGGAATTGAGTGGGCCGACCTCAGAGAGCGAGTCCCGCAGTTCC